TATTCTATCTGAATTTGCAATAGCCGCAAATGTTCCGTCAATAGAATTCATAAGTACAGATTTAAATACTGCTTTTGGTGTGAATATACCAACCGCATCTGGAAAGTATATTTTCGAAGATTTAACTGTTCAGTTTTTGGTAAATGAAAACCTAGAGGCTTGGAGAGAGATTTACGAATGGATTCGTCGTCTCGGTCCAATAAATGAAGATGTAGAACAATTGATGTATAACGATTGTAATGTATCAACTACCAATGGAGAGTTAATAATTTTAAATAGTGCATATAAACCTAAATGGAAATACACTTTCTATAACATGTTTCCAATTTCACTAACTGGGTTTTCTTTCAGCACCAGTGCAGCCGATTCTGTTCAACTACAGTCTGCAGTAACTTTTAGATATTCTTATTATGATTTAACAAATATATGATGGAGATTTTATGAACATTGATACTCTTCGTGAAATGGTAAAAGAAGACATATTAATCGACGAAACAAATTTAAATTCAGAATCACTTAGAACTCCCCAACTTCATAACAAATATTTGGTGATGTACGAAAATGCAAAACTACAGTTGGAAAAACTGGAGTTCGAAGAAAAAACATTACGCAGAGATAAGTGGCTATATTACACAGGTAAGATGGGAGATGAGGATCTGAATTCTCGCTCATGGGAACCCTTTGGTTATAACATACTCAAAACAGATGTTCCGATGTTTATTGATGCCGATTCGGATATTCAGCAGTTGAGAGCAAAAATCTCACTACAAACATCTACTGTTTCGTATCTAGAGCAAGTATTAAAAATTATAACAGGAAGACAGTGGAACATAAAAGCCGCAATAGAATGGATTAAGTTTACTCAGGGTATTTGATGGATATTGTTGTTAGACAAAAAGATGCAGTAAATCTGTTCATAGAATGTGAAAAGTCAATTGCAAAAGAACTGAATCAGTATTTCACATTTTATGTTCCAAATTATCAATATACTCCAGCGTATAAGAAAAAGATATGGGATGGACAGATACGCTTATTTAATTTGTATAACAGAACAATTTATGTGGGATTGCTAGACTACATTACTAAGTTTGCTCAAGATAGAAAATATTCACTTGAGATTGACAGTGAAAACCTGAAATTAGATAATGAGATATCCAAAGAAGACTTTACTGATTTCGTAGAATCATTGAAATTGAAACTAAAGCCACATTTACACCAGTTAAATGCCTGTTACCACGCAATAAAGAACAGGAGAACTCTTTTACTTTCTCCTACTGGTAGTGGTAAGTCTTTAATTATCTACATGCTGGTGCGATATGCATTAAATCGTTTAAATCACGATGAAAAAATTCTAATCGTGGTTCCAACCGTAGGATTGGTTAATCAGCTGTACAGGGACTTCACGGACTACTCAGGGGGTGTCTGGGACGTGTCCAAGAATGTCCATAAGATTTTCTCTGGAGAGGATAAAGAAACTGATAAGAAAATAGTTGTATCTACATGGCAAAGCCTTTATAATATGCCAAAAGAATACTTCGAACAATTTGGAGCAGTTTTTGGGGATGAGTGTCATCTGTTTAAAGCAAAATCACTAGTATCACTTATGACAAAATTAAACAACGCACATTTCAGAATCGGTACTACGGGAACCCTAGATGGTACTCAAACCCATAAACTTGTGATCGAAGGTTTGTTTGGTTTGGTATTTAATGTCACATCAACAAAGAAACTAATCGAAAAGAAATTACTTTCTGATGTTAGCATAGAATGTATTATTCTTGATCACGATGATGCAGTAAAAAGTGAAATGAAACGTTCTGCATATCAAGATGAAATCAAATTTCTTATTACAGATGAAAAGAGAAACCAGTTTATCAAAAAACTAACACTCAATGTTAAGGGCAACACTCTTCTTTTGTTTAACTTTGTAGACTTACACGGTAAAGTCCTACATGACATGATTCAAAAAGAAGCCGGTGATAAAAAGGTATTTTTCATTTATGGTGGAACAGATGCCGATCAAAGAGAAAAGATTCGTCATATTCTTAACCAAGAAGAAAATGCCATATTAATTGCGTCGTATGGAACATGTTCCACTGGAATTAATATTCCAAGAATAAACAATGTTATTTTTGCTTCTCCTTCTAAATCTGTTATTCGTGTTCTTCAGTCAATTGGACGAGGACTAAGAAAGGCAGAAGGAAAGGATACGACAAAGGTATATGATCTTTCTGATGATTTATGTTATAAGAGTTACATTAATCACACCATGAAGCATCTGGATGAGAGAGTCAAGATATATAATAATGAGAAGTTTCAATATAGTCTGAAACGCATAAAGATATGAGGAGATGAATATGGCTTCAGCTTACCGTATCCTAAAACTAAACACAGGTGAAGAGATAATTACCCGAATCCAAAAAAGACAGAAGGGTAAGGTTTATATGGAATCCCCTATGTCTTTTAGAACGGTTTTGATGTCAGATCCCATGACTGGAATGCAAAGAGAAATAACAATGCTTAAGGACTGGGTTTCTTACTCATCCGATAATTTTGTTAAGATACCAGAAAATATTGTTATATCTTATTCTTCTCCTGCCGATGAAGCAGTTTCTTTATATGAAAAAGAAAAAGAAAGAAAATCAAAGACAAAAAAAAGAGAACTAAAGAACTTTGATTCTTTCCAGAAAGATATGCTCAAGGATGTAAATGAATTTATTGATAACTTGATTGATCAATCCAAGAATTATCAAGATGAAAATCCTGATGAAGTTAATGATTACATGACAATAAAAGATATATTTGAACAGATAAAATCACATAACTCAGATCAGGAAATCGAATGGGAGTTTGAGTTTCAGTTTCCACCAGAAGAAATAAGTGATGAGACTACCGAAGGTGAAACTAATCATCCAGATTATGGTAATCGTTGGACTGATTGGAGTTCAGATCCTAGAGAATATTAATATCTTCTTTACTCGTTAACACTCGAATTTTATTGTACTTTTAAATTATGTCAAGGAAAAAATATGAGTAATAATTACATAGACAATGCTAAGTTTTTTGAGGAAATAAAAAAGTGGAAAAAAGAAGTACTCGAAAAACTCCAGCAAGGTGAAGACATACCTCCAGTGACAAATTACATAGGAGAGTGTTTCTGGAAGATAGCAGAACACCTTTCTTACAAATCAAATTTTGCTAATTACCCTTTTCGGGAAGATATGATTGGCGATGCTGTGGAAAATTGTTTGATGTATGCTCACAATTTCGATCCAGATAAATCAAAGAATCCTTTTTCGTATTTCACACAAATAACTTATTATGCGTTTATTCGAAGAATTGAAAAAGAGAAGAAACAAAACTATGTTAAATATAAACTTCTAAAGAATATGGATGTGGATGGAACTGTTAGTAAATGGTTCAAAGATCAATATGCAGACGAAGATTCAAACATAGAAGAAAAAATGGCAGAATATTTCTCTCTTTCTGAGAATGATATAAAGAAGTTCAATTCGAAGAAAAAGGAAAGAGTAAATGAAGATAGCGATAATTAATGATACTCACTTTGGTGCAAGAAACGATTCATCTCTTTTCTTAGAGTACTTTTTAGATTTTTTTGAAAATCAATTCTTTCCTTATCTCACAGAAAATAATATTCATGAAGTCCTCCATCTTGGGGATCTTATGGATCGTAGAAAGTATGTTAATTTCAGTACTTTGAGTGAGGTTAAAAGAAGATTTTTTGATGTGTTTGATTCAAACAAACTGAACCTTCACATGATTCTGGGTAATCACGATACCTTTTACAGAAATACCAATGAAATAAACTCACCATCTGAGTTGTTTAGGGGTTATGATTTTTTCCACTTATATGAGGAACCGACAACCTTACAGTTTGATGGACTTTCCTTGTCTATGATTCCTTGGATATGTAAACAAAATACTGATCAGATAGTACAATTTTTGAATCAATGTAAATCACCAATTATATGTGGTCACTTCGAACTAAATGGATATGAGGTGATGCGAGGAATTAAGTTTACTCATGGTATGGATGACAACATTCTGTCAAGATTCGAGAAAGTTTTGAGTGGACACTTTCATAACAAATCAACTCAGAAAAATGTTTATTATCTAGGAACACAATATCAAATAACATTCTCTGACTTGGAAGATATGAAGGGATTTCATGTTTTGGATACCGAGACTAGAGAACTAGAATTTGTAGAGAATAAAAATAAAATGTTTTATTCTCTTAATCCCCAGTCTATAATAGATGACTATTCTGTTCTTAAAAACAAATATGTTAAGTTTTGTTATTCAACAGACGACGATAGAAAACATGTTGACAACATGTTAACCAAAATAGAAAATGAAAGTCCATACGACTTTACTATTGTCGAGAGTCATAATTTGAATTCGGAGGATGATTCTGCTCTTGATTTATCCAAAGATACTATGACTATTATTAATGAGGAAATAGATAACTTGGAACTGGACCTAAATAAGAATGAGTTGAAAAAAATAGCACATGAAGTCTACATGGAGGCATTAAGTCAATGAGTGATAAATTTTATTATAGTGTTTTGACCGATAACAATTCAAAAACAAAGGGTGATGAAAACGGATATAAAGTCTTTGCCCAGATTAATCTAGAGCCGGGAGATAGGATTGAAGAGTGTGTCGTTGTTGATATGAATCTGGGTTTAGTTTCTGGTAATTATGTTTGTTATAATAGATCAGATGATTATAATGCGGTTTATCTTTATGATGATGCATTTTCTGTTCTTACAATAAGAGCAACAAAATCTATTAATCGAGGAGATGAAATTATTTTGCCTACCAAGAAAAAAACAATAGAAAAGAAGGGATGTAACTGCGGTAAATCAAACCTTAGGTCTGAATTTAAACCTTCTACACAAGGACCCCCTAAAATACTAAAAGAGAAAGATGTCTTTGCACCAAACGAAAAGACAAATTCTCAGTTTAAATCTATGGTTGATGGTAAGGATTTGAAAACTATACAAGTTGACTCATGATTAAATTCAAAACAGTAAAATTTAAAAACTTTGGATCATTCGGCAATTACTTCACGGAAGTTGATTTCGAATCTGGTAATATGATGTTGGTATCTGGTCCAAATGGACATGGTAAGTCATATGCATTACTAGACTCAATTACATTTGCTTTATTTGGTAAACCATTTAGAAAAATAAATTTACCCCAATTAGTAAATACGATAAACAACAAAAATTGTATTGTACATTTAAATTTTACTATAGGTGAGGACGAGTATGAAGTTATCCGTGGATTAAAACCCAAGAAGTTTGAAATTCACAAAAACGGAGAGATGATAAAGCAAAATTCAAAGTCAAAAGATTATCAGCAAATTTTAGAAGATCAGATTTTGAAAATGAACTATAAGTCTTTTACACAGATT